CACTGAATTTGAGGCAAAAAAAGCCCCAAAGGATGACTTCAGGGCAAAAACCAAACCAGAAAGGGTAAAACCGGTTTGGACGCTCACTTTAGGAGTGAAAAATTAAACTAACATGTATAATCTATAGCAATCAACAAAAAGGTGAATAAATTTTATGCCATCTACAGGCGGCGTTAAGATTGGCAGTACCTACGATGAAGCGCGTACACGTAAAGTAAACGCTGAGGCAGAGATTGCCGAGTTAGAGTTAGCGAAGATCAGAGGCGACTTGGTGATTGCCGACGATGTAGTTACAGCTTGGGAAGACGTATTGGCAGCAGCCAAAGCAAAGTTTATGTCTATACCGACTAAAGCGGCTCCGATCACTGCGGCAGAAAGTGAAGCTGGCGTATGTCAGAAGATATTAGAAGACTTGGTACACGAAGCATTAGAGGAATTTAGCAATTATGACCCTAAAATCTCAGCAACGGGCGTTTCTAAAGGGGCATCTAAAGAAAGCGATGCAGACGCTAAAGCCCCCGCCAAGACTAAGCGTAAGTCAGTGGGCAGACCAAGAAAGACGACTAGACTCTCAAAGTAGCTCAGAGCCAGGCCGGTGGTATACAAGCAGGGCAGAGTACCAACGCGGGATTATGGACGCTTGTTCTGATCCTGAGATACCTGAAGTTGTTGTAATGGCTGGCGCTCAGTTGGGTAAGACCGAAGCGATCTTAAATATTGTCGGCTATCACATTGATAACAACCCTTGCCCGATACTGGTGTTGCAGCCTACTTTGGATATGGCGCAAGCGTTTAGTAAGGATCGCGTTGCTGCGGGATTGTTAAGGTCTACACCCGCTTTGGCTAACAAGGTTAAAGACCCGCGTGCAAGAGACTCAGGTAACACTACATTGCATAAGGTTTTCGCTGGTGGCGCTTTGACGATGGTTGGCGCTAATAGCCCGTCTGGTTTGGCGTCACGACCTATTCGACTGGTCTTATGTGACGAAGTAGACCGGTATCCGGCTTCTGCTGGTACTGAAGGTGATCCGATACAGTTAGCGCGCAAGCGTGCGGCGACATTCTGGAACCGTAAGATTATTATGGTATCTACGCCAACTAATAAAGGCTCTAGCAGAATAGAAGATGCCTATGAAAACTCCGATCAGAGAGAGTATTACGTACCTTGCAAGCATTGCCATCACGAACAGACGTTAATTTGGGGCAATGTGAAGTGGACTGACAGCGACCCAGAGACAGCGAGGTACATGTGCGAAGAATGCAATGTGTTGTGGACTGATTCAGACAGGCGTTTTTCCATTCGTAACGGACGCTGGATTGCACATAAAGATTTTAAGGGTGTCGCTGGATTTAAGATTAGTGGATTGTATTCGCCTTGGACGCCGTTAAGTGACGGTGTAAGAGACTTTTTAGCTGTTAAGAAGAATCCAGAGCAGTTAAGAGTGTGGATAAATACCTATTTAGGTAATCTCTGGGAAGATGAAGGCGAAACGATTGACGAAATGATGCTGGCAGAGCGCAGAGAAACAATGGCTTATGCGTCTGATGACATAGAACTTATAACTGCTGGCGTAGACGTGCAAGATTCACGTTTAGAGATAACTTACGTTGGTTGGGCGCGTGATGACGAAAGTTACGTGTTAGATCACGAAATACTCTATGGCGACCCATCTACGCCGCAGCTTTGGGCTAACTTGGATACTGCGTTATATCGGCAATTTTACACAGATAACGATAGAGTTTTAGGCGTTAGGGCTGCTGCTGTGGATTCGGGTGGTCACTTTACGCAAGCTGTATACGCATTCTGTAAAAAGAATTGGGGACGCCGAATATTTGCAATAAAAGGTATTGGTGGCGAGGGTAAGCCGATAGCTGGCAGACCTACAAAATCTAATAACTTGAAATGCCCGCTGTTTGGGATTGGCGTAGACACTGGTAAAGATTTGTTATTTGCCCGACTACGCATTCAGGAAGAAGGGCCAGGTTATGTTCATTTCAACGAAGCATTGAGCGATGAATATTTTAAGCAGCTAACTGCCGAAAAAGTTGTTACTCGCTATCACAAAGGCTTCAGAAAACGAGTTTACGAGAAGTTTAGAGCTAGAAATGAAGCTTTAGACTGCATGGTGTATGCAATAGCCGCCTATGCTATTATTGGCGTTAATGTCAATACCTTTGCTGATAGACGAATAAATGATAGGGCTGTGGAAGTAGAGAAAGAGTCAAATCAAGATAATCAGCAAGAAAAGAAGCAGAAAAAACCATTTGTTCCGCGAACAGGGAACAACTTTATAAATGGATGGCGTTGATGGCAAATATATTTACTGATGCACCAGAAGGGCAACCTAAATCGTTTGTTACTGGTGACTACGTTACGTTTAAGCGTTCTGATTTAGCGACAGACTACCCGACAGCAGAATATACAGCAACGCTGCTTGCTCGGGGTACAAACGATAACGTAAACGAATTTGAGATTGGATCGACTAAAGAAGATGGGTATTTCCTATTTACAGCGACAAGCATTGAAACGGCAACTATTCTGCCGGAAGACTATCGCTGGCAAATTGAAATATCCAGAGATAGTGACGGTGCGCGTGTTGTTGTTGATCGCGGTCGCATACAAGTTATTACTGATCTGGATACTTCTGGTCTTGACGCTAGAAGTCACTCCGCAATCATGCTTGCAAAGATTGAATCATTACTCAGCGGCAAGGCAGACAGTGATGTAGCCGAATATGAAGTCGGTGGCAGGTCGCTTAAAAAGCTTGGGTTTATGGAGTTGGTGCAAGCGCGAGACTATTATCGTGCCGAGATAGTCAGAGAGCAAAACGCAGATGACGTGCAATCTGGCAGACAAGGCAAGTCAACTATAAAGGTACGCTTTTAATGGCTTTCTCAGACTTTTTTAAGCGCAAAGTTGAGCCTGCAAAGACTCAGAAGCGTTATTACAGTGCCGCAGGGCAAAATAGACTGTTAAATGACTTTGTTGGGTCTGAACGGTCTGCCGATAGCGAATTAAGACCAGCATTACGCAGTTTACGTGCCAGATCGCGTGATTTAGCCCGAAATAATGAGTATGTGAAGCGTTATTTTGAGCTATTGAAGGCCAATGTGGTCGGTGATCGCGGTTTTACGTTGCAGGTTAAGGCTAGGTCTTCTTCTGGCGATCAATTGGACGTTGATGGCAATTCCCGCGTAGAAAACGCATTTAAGACGTGGGGAAAGCTTGGTAATGCCTCTGTTGACGGAAAAATGACTTGGATCGACGTGCAAAAGATGGCGATCGAAAGTTTAGCGCGTGATGGCGAAATTATTGCAATTAAACACAGGGGTAACAACTTCCATGACACATTTTCTCTTGAATTTCTGGAAGCAGATCAGCTTGACGATGAAAAGAATGAGCGGCTGGCTAATGGCAATGAGATACGAATGGGCGTGGAAATGGACAAGTTTCGCAGACCAGTCGCCTATCACTTCATCACTTATCATCCTGGTGATTATGATTGGGCTAACAAGCCTAATAAGCAGCATGTTCGGGTTTTAGCAGAAAAAGTTATACATGTATTTATACAGTTACGGGCCGGTCAAACTCGCGGTGAGCCTTGGTTAGCGCCTTCAATCAACGCGATTAAGCATTTGTCTGGTTTTAGTGAGGCTGCTGTCATTAATGCGCGTATTGGCGCGTCAAAAATGGGCTTTTTTACGTCACCGGCTGGTGATGGCTTTGTTCCTGACGATATAGAGAACAATGTGCCTATCATGGATGCAGAACCAGGAACATTTCACCAGTTGCCTCAAGGTGTAGGTCTGGAAAAGTTTGATCCTGCATTTCCAAGCAATGAATTTGCTGATTTTCATAAGGCTATATTAAAAAGTATCGCTTCGGGTATGGGCGTATCCTATACGTCACTTGCTAATGACCTAGAAGCGACTTCTTACTCTAGTATTCGGCAAGGCGCGCTAGAAGAACGCGATTATTACCGAAACTTGCAATGCTTTATGTTAGATCACTTTATACGACCGGTGTTTGAAGGCTGGCTGCGGTCAGCTATGGAAGTAGACTCTTTTGGTATACCGGTAGCTGCATTTGATAAGTTTGCAGACGCGGCACAATTCCGAGGTAAGGCTTGGTCTTGGGTTGATCCCCAAAAAGAAATGGCTGCGGCTATTCTTGGGCTGCAAAGTGGTGTATTGAGCTTGCAAGACGTAGCCAGTCAGTATGGCAAAGACGTTGAAGAACTTTTAGCTCAAATTGACCGCGATAAAGATATGATGCAGCAATTTGGCGTCGATTATGCGCTAGAGCCTTATGGAAATCCAAAGCCTAGTAACGATAATAACGAAGATCAAGCCGACAGGGGATTAAATGAGGTCTTGCAAGAAAGCTTAAAAAGGGCTTTTTTAAGTGAAGACTAATCAGTTACTTGCTGTATTCCTAGAGCGGTTAAAGTCTGTAGAAGACCGTTTAAGGGGCAATACTGAGACTTTAGAGCGTGATATAGAGCTAATTAAGTCTATACCGTTGCCGGAGCGCGGCGATAGAGGCCCAGAAGGCCCGCAAGGCGTTGAAGGGCCGGAAGGTTTACAAGGTCGCACTGGTGAATCAGGGCCAGCAGGGCCGCAAGGTAAGCAAGGCCCAAGAGGGTCAAAAGGCGACAAAGGTACGCAAGGCAGTCAAGGCGTACAGGGAAAAGAAGGTAAATCAGGCCCAAAAGGGCCAAAGGGTGAGAAAGGCGAAAAAGGTGTAACCGGTAATACCGGAAAGACTGGTAAAGAAGGTAAGGCCGGTCATATCCCACGCCATAAAATAGAGAACGGAAAAGTAGCTTTTGAGATAGCCCCTAACCGGTATGGTCAGTGGATAACTTTTAAGCAAACTAACCAATATTATAACGGCGGTGGGCCTACTACTGGCGCGCCAGCCGGTTTAAAATGGATAGACTATGTATCTAATTACGCAGTTGAGCCAGTCTTTGAACAATCTATTGTTAGTGGTGACGTTTATCGCTATCAGTATGTTAATGACACCTTATATCGCCTTATTGGCAGTAATCCTTACTCTGATCGCTTTTATAGTGCGTTTGACGGATCGACTGTTACAGGCTTAGTAATTGAACGCGGAATGACAATTTAAACAGGAGCAGTAAAATATGGCTATTGCCGACGATTTTGCAGTTGCCGCTAATGGCAACATAACTTATACGGGGGCTGCACACGGCGCTGCTGGTGCTGGCTACTATTCCGTAATTGAGTTTCACCGATGGCTTTCTGATATTGCAGACGATGCGGTAGCAGCTACAGCAAACGATTTAGTCGATATTACGACTGATACACCTTCGGATCGTAAGACCGATAACTACGTTGTACTTATCAACGGGTATAACATTGACCAAACCTCTAGCGAACACCTTTTTGACGGTTCTATTGAGCAGTTAGGCGGCAATGAAATATTTGATGGTCTTGTAGTTATTGCTGGCGAAGGTATGGATTTACAAATCATCCAAGATGGCGCTTTGTTGACTAACGATTTCTGGAACAGCATACCAAACGGTGAAACCGAGAAAGGTTTGAACCGTGATGTGGCAAATGGTATTTCACACCGGTTTATGCTGAAGGTTAGAACTGGCGGTGCAGATATTGATGGTCGCCGGATTGTAACCTTTACCCGCGTTGACTTTACTACTAAGCCAGCCAGTAAGACTAAAGGCCAAACGTACTCAGAATTTAAGATTAACGGTACTGCCCGAGGCAACAACGTATCGGCACTTAACTACACCGATGACCTTAACGACGATGCAGACGCTTCTGGTTTTACTACTATTACCAACACAGAAGGTTATCGTGAGATTGATGTAAACGCTAACGGAACCCCAGAGCCTTATTATTCCGAGTGGAACCGCGACATTTACACTATCAATCAGCTTTATCAGCGTATTAAGTACATTTCTCGCGCTGATTCGGGTAATGCTGGCACTTTGTACGGTATTGATGCCAAGATTTTCCGAGGCATCACCCACCAAATTGACGGTACGCAAGCGGCAGGTACGTTTGTAGAACCTGAGTCTGTAAGCTGGACTGGCGGCACTGGTCAACTTTTGGCGATAGACGATACGGCTTCTGGCACTGCAATGTGGATTCAGTTGCTAACAGGCGTTGCGCCTACTTCTGGCACTGTGACCGGCAACGGCGGTGCAACATTTACCGTAAGCGGCAACATTGAGCGACCCGTATCTGCACCGTTTATTGGTGTATCAACAGGTTCAGCTTTGATTGGTGCGTATGGTCTTGGTGTAGAGGCTGCTGATCTTGGCCCAAGCGATACTGTATTTGACTTGGGTAATAACGCAACTTCAGCGCCAAACAATGTAAAAGTTACTGTTGGTGGCGTAACAAGTGGCGAAGACCGTATTTTGGTAGGCCCATCTACAGGCGCAACCGCGCTTGATAACGGCCAGTTTACTTTAAATGCAGGTATTACTTCTGGCGCGGCTAGCATTGTAGTTACTACTGGAACAGAGGTTCCTGGTACTGGTACTGCTTCTGAAGATGACACGCCAAACACCGGAACTATCCGCGTAGAAGATAACAATGGTGTATATCAGCGCGTTACTTACACCGGCTACACGGTTGCTTCTGGAACTATGACCTTTACGGGTTGTACTGGCGCGCCTACTGCTGCTGGTAGCAATAACGTGTTTATATCTTACGTTGATGCTTTGTATAACGGCACTGCGGCAACGCAAAGCTACACGGCCACATACAGCGGATCAAATAGAACGTTGTTTGTACGTGTACGTGATGGCGGTACGGCTGGCGATACTCAGGGTATTAAAACCTTTGAGACAGAAGCCGTGTTTGGTAATGCCGACTCAAGTGTTACAGCGATTCGGACACCGGACGTTTAAGATATGGCGGCTCCGGTCTACAGTACAGACTTAACTGACATAAACCTCGCTGAGAGTACAACCGGATGGGCGGCTCTTGGCGGGGGTGGTGCTGGTTTGTCTGTAGAGCCGGACTTCTTTATTCAGGGCAATAACTGCATTGCGAAGCAGGTCAAAAATGAATTGAAAGGCCATCATTACAACAATGGTGCAACCGCCCAAGGTACTGACGATCACGTTTACGTATGGATATATGTATCTACACCTGGAACTACAGATTTACTGACTAATGGTGGCCTTCGGGTCACTCTTGGTACTGGCACCAATGCCAGAAAAGAATACTATGTAGCAGGTAACGACACCTACTTCCGAGGCGGCTGGGTTTGTTACCCAATCCGTTACTCACTGACACCTGATAACGCTGTAGGTAGCGCGGGTGCTACGCCAAGCTTCTTTGGCTCAGTAATGAATGGAACAGTGTCGGTTAAGGCTCCCAACTTGGGAGTTGACGCCATTCGATACGGCAGTAACGTGTCAATTACTGATGGTGTAGGTCAGCCAGCAACATTTACGGGCTTGGCTCAGTTTGCAGATAACCTGACGCGATCTTGGGGGCTGATCCAAGAAGTTGGGGGCGGTGTTCAGGTTCAAGGCAAGGTACTTATTGGTACGGGTGCTGCTCAATGTGAGTTTTCTGAGAGCAATATTTTAGTTTTGTTCCCAGACAACAACCCATCGGCAGTAAATCAGCACACTCTAATAGGGCATAAAGAAATAATTATTGATAATGCTTCGTCTGTGGTGACGTGGGATGGGATTACATTCTTGTCTTTGGATGCTACAGACAAAGGCGTTATTACCGTAAATACGTCTAGCTCTACCACTATAACGGGCAGCGTTTTCCAAAATATTGCTACAACTTCTTTGCATTCTTCAGTGTCGGTAACTGGCTCTACATGGATTAACTGCGAATCAATTACTGCCAATCAAGCGACATTTACAGCTTGCACGTTTAACGGGATTATTTCAGCTTCTTCAGTGATTACTGATGATTTGGCTGATTTGGACGATTGCACATTTGTCTCAGATGGCTCTAATTACGCTGTAGAGCTTACAAGTGTTGGTACTGGATCAATGAACTGGAATTGCACGGCAACAGGCTATGTCGCAGGGTCTACGGGTTCGCCAGCGTCAACTAGCAGTACCGGTAACGAAGCAATATTTGTAAACGTAGCTTCTGGTACTTTGACGATAAACGTGGCGTCTGGTGCTACTGTACCGTCAATTAGAACTGCTGGTGCTACTGTAAACGTAGTTGCTGGACAGGTCACTTTTACGATTGTAGTAAAGGATATTGATACTAACGCCGTTATACCTGATGCGCGTGTTTATGTTGTGGCTGATACTGGCGGCAACTTAACGGCAGGTACAGTGCTGATTGACAAAATAAACACAGACGTAAACGGCGAAGTTAGCGCGACTGTATCGCTAACAGCAGACCAGCCTTTTGTTGGCAGTGTAAGGCGCGCAACCCCAAGCTTGGGCGATGGCACTTTATATAAACCTGCTTCCCCTGCTGGTACTATATCAAGTGCTGCGGATTCGTCACTGACGGTTCAGCTAATTAAGGATCAGTAAATGAATTACCAAGATAAAAATATTGGTGCATTACATACTAATTCAAAGAATCAGCAAGAAAAACTGGTTGAGCTACAGCAGCGAGTTACTAGAATTGAGGCGGCTATTGCGGCCATACAGGGAGATTTGGCAAATACCAAGCAGTTAATCGGTCACGTTGCAGGGCGTGGCATGGGAAGCACTACAGAGTAATTTGCCGTGGCTATAACTATAGATTGGGACACCAAAGTTATATCGGTCAACAAATCCGATATGATCTTGTTGCAAACCACACCCTCAACCATCTATCAGTTAAACATGGACTTCTTTCACGATACTTTACGTGATTTAGAAGACGATGTTGACGGTATCGTGTTTGATACTACGCACCGGTACATTGACCCGATTACGGTTGGTGGCGTTGTGTTGGCAAGGGTTGTTGAAATAATCAACGGTTATACAGTTACATTTGAAGATGACCAGTATCGAGTCAACCTAACCGGCGCAAACACTAATTTGGCTGATGTAGCTAACGTAAACCAAGTATCTATTGCTTCTAGTAACTCTGCTGGCCTGCAAGACTTATCTACGTTGCTTTCTGCTGCTTATCAAGGCGAGGTTTGTGTATCACCCAGCAATGGCGGGCAATCAGGCACAACCGTACCAATAGGCACGCGCTCTACCCCTGTTGATAACCTAGCAGACGCTAAAATCATTGCAGATCGGGAAGGTTTGCACCAAATACGTATTTTGGAATCTATGACTATAGCTAATGTGGATTTTCAGGGCAGTTACCGATTTGTTACTGATTCACCAGCTACAACACTGATAACCATTGATCCTAGTGCAAATTTGCAAAACTGTGATTTTGAATTTTGCTTTGTTACTGGTGAGCTAGATGGCAACAACATTTATCGTCAGTGTTTGCTTGGCGATATAAATTTTACTAACGGCTTTGTATTTCAATGCTCTTTGTTTGGAACAATAACGTTAAATCCAGACGCTTTACTTGGCATGATCGACTGCTACAGCAACACATTAGCAGGGCAACCAAATCCGAAAATTGACTTTAACGGTTCTGGTCAATTGTTATTACGCAATTATGCCGGTGTTATTGAGCTACTGAATCATACCGATGATAGCAATGATGGGGACGTGTGCATTGATATGGCGTCTGGTGTTGTTATTGTTCAGCCATCTTGTACGGCTGGCTTTATGCCTGTAAGAGGAATAGCAAGGGTTGATGATTTTAGCACTGGGACTTGTGATGTAAGAGATTTAACAATTAACCAGAGCATTGAAGATAATGGCGTTGCGCTAGGCGTTATTAACGAAGGTGTTAAGAAAGCGTCTTTGTTAATACCGCACAACACAGATATATAGGTGATTTATGACGCCGCCTAAGAAAAAGAACAAGCGCAAAGAAAAGATTTTAGACAGGGCTGGAGTCGAAGCGTTTAACCAGCCTGTAGAAACGCCAGATCACCCGCGTTTTACGCATAAAGTATTAGCCCGAAGAAAAGGGCAGATAAAACTGATTAGATTTGGAAAGCGTGCAAAACAAAGACGAAATGAAGATGTAGACCGTATGGATGCGGTGTTTTGGGAAAACAAGCTAAATTCATTGTGATAGTTATTTATGGTATATTCTTACTAAATTGTATAGGTGGATAATCTTATGGATTCCGCAGAAGAAAGAAGCGAAGAAGTACAGGTAGAAGCGGCGGTTGAGGCTGTAGAGCAAGCGGTATCTGAAGACGCGGTAGATGTGTCTGACGAACAGGTATCTCGGGCAACAGAAGAAACACAAAGTCGCGCAATGGCAATGGAAATTGATGCGGTGGATGAAGAAGCACGTACCGCGATGATTGCATTGAGTAGCGAAGAACCTGTAAAGCGTAATTATGGCGTTGAGGTGCTAGAGCATTCTGAGAGCGCTATGGACTTAGAGTTTATGCGTAGTGGCAGAGCGCCGCTATTGCTTGACCACGATCATACACAAGTGATTGGGGTAATAGAATCAGTTGACCTTGATGGCGAGTCTCGCAGGCTGCGGGCTAAGGTGCGTTTCGGACGAAGCGCTCTTGCTAGAGAGGCATTTGATGATGTGGTTGATGGCATCCGTACTAATGTAAGTATTGGTTACTCAATCGACAAGCTGGAAAGGGGGTCAAATAAAGACGAGTATGTTGCTCGTTCTTGGCGACCCGTAGAAGGTTCACTAGTTTCCGTACCAGCCGACCCGACAGTTGGCTTGGGGCGTTCTGCTGAAGAACCTCAAAAACCTGTAATTAGAACTGACTTCCAAAAGGAAAATACTATGTCAGAAGTAGATATTGCAGCGGTTGAGGCAGAAGCCCGAAAAGCCGCACAAAAAGACGCAGCTAAGATTATTGAGCTTGGTGCTGCACATTCACGTTCCGATTTGGCCGCACAAGCTGTAAAGCAAGGGCGATCAATTGAGGAATTTCGTGGCGAATTGCTAGAAGTCATTGGCTCAGAGCGTTCACTACACGAAACCAACGTAGGACTGACTGACAAAGAAGTTAAGCGCTTCTCTATCGTCCGTGCTATCAACGCATTGGCTAACCCGACTGATAAGCGCGCTCAAGAAGCTGCTGCTTTTGAAATCGAGTGTTCTGCTGCTGCTTCACAAGCTTACGGACGTGCATCCGAGGGCATCATGCTCCCATCGGACGTTCTGCGTAACTGGAGCCGCGATCTGTCTGCTGGCGTTGATACTGCTGTATTGACCGAAGATTTCCGTGGCGGTGACTTCATTGACGTACTGCGTAACCAATCCTCAGTAATGCAGGCTGGTGCGCGTATGTTGAACGGTCTGCAAAGCGATGTTGCTATCCCCAAGAAGCTTACAGCTTCTAGCGCTGCATGGCTTAACGCTGAAGGCGATGATGTTGCTCAAACAGAGCCTACTTTCGGACAGGTCACTTTGTCACCCAAAGACATTGGTGCCTATACGCAAGTAACTCGACGTATGCTCCAGCAGTCAACTTTGGACATTGAGGCAGTTATTCGTGATGACCTTGCTACGGCTATTGCCTTGGGTATGGATTTAGCAGCCCTTCGCGGTAATGGTACTTCTGGGTCACCTACCGGCATTAAGTCTACTGCTGGAATTAACAGCGTTGATTTTGGTGTTGCACCAATTACCGTGCCTTCTTACGCAAAAGTTGTAGAAATGGAAACTGCTATTGCTGAAGATAACGCGCTGATGGGTAATCTTGCGTACATTCTACCTGCTTCAATGGTTGGTGGACTGAAGACTACCGAGAAAGCTACCGGAACTGCTCAGTTTGTCTATGAGCCAGGCGGTACGTTGAACGGTTATCGTGCAATCAACAGCAACCAAGTCGAAGCTGGCGATCTGTATTTCGGAAATTTTCAAGATTTGTTAATAGGATTTTGGGGAGGCCTGGACTTACAGGTAGACCCATATACCAACGGTTTAAGTGGAACTATGCGCGTCCGAGTCATTCAGACAATGGATGTTGCGGTACGGCACGCTGTAAGTTTCTGCCTTGGTAACGATGGCGGTTCTTAATAGCTAAATTGACGAGGGGGGTTCGCCCCCCTTTTCTGCTTTTCAGGGGTGAAAAATGAAATTAGCGATTATTAAAGATTGCGTAGTAGCGGGTAAGCGTCAAGTCATTGGTGACACTATAGAAGTAAGCACCGAGATTGCGCGTCAATTAAAGGCGATGGGCAGGGCGGTTGATCCTGTTGCAGAGCCAGAGGCCGTTGATCGGTCAATTGGATTAACTACTGATGATATGCCAAAGAAGCGTGGCAGACCAAAAAAAGTAGATATTGATGATCTTTGAAACCACAGCAGATCGGCAGCTATTTGTTAAAGACTTCGGTGAAAGCGTTACATTTAACGGTTCTTCTGTAGGATTTAAACAGGTTACTGCTATCTTTGACAACGAATATGCAGGCATCCAAGGCGAGTCTGTAGAGTTTGCTACTAGCCAGCCTTTGCTTACTTGTGTAACCGATGACATTGCAGGCGTTGCGTTTGGCGATACTGTCGAAGTGCGCTCTAAGACTTATAAAGTTGTTTTGGTGATGGCAAACGGTACTGGAATGTCTGAACTGATGCTGGAGCTACAATAATGCACAAGCGTCAAGCTATCAGGGACGCATTTGTATCTGCTGTGACTGGATTAACCACTACAGGCAATAATGTGTTTGTGTCTCGCGTATATCCATTAGACACCGAAACACTGCCTGCACTGGTGGTATATACCAAGCGGGAATCTTCTGCACCAGAAACTATTGGCTTGCCTAGAACGTTCGTAAGAGAGCTAACTATTAGTTGCGAGGCTTATGTTAGAGCAAATACCGGATATGACAATCTGCTGGATACTATAAGTGCCGAAGTAGAAAGCGCACTTTATGCAGCGGGTAACTTTGGCGGTCTTATCAAAGACGCTTATGTAGTTGAAACTGATGTAAACTATCAGGATGGCGCAGACCAGCCGTTAGCTTCGGCTGAAATAGACATTACTTTAATTTACACTACCGTAGAGGGTAGTGTTACAGTTTAACGGAGAATTAAACATGGCAACCTTTACTGGAAAAGATGGCGCATTTTACATTGGCGCGACTGGCGGCACATTAGTAGGCGAAGTGCGGGATTGGAGTTTAGAGCAAACTTCTGCCCGAGTTGACGCTACTGTAATGGGCGACGAATGGACTACGGGCAAGATGACCCAAAAATCTTGGACTGCTTCAGTAAATATTTATTATGATGCAAGCTTGGCCGTAGGTCTGGGCAGCGATATTACTTTGAAGCTGTACCCACAAGGCAACACAACCGGATTTGAGTATTACGAAGGGCCAGCTCATATCACCTGTTTTAATTCTTCAGCGTCATTTGATGGCATGATTGAAGCCTCAATTAGCGTAGAAGGCAACGGGCCGCTTCAAACACTAACGGCGTAAAATATGAAACTTATTGAGAAAGCTTTACAGCATTTTCAGAGTATAGAACCGCGAGAACTACACGTCCCCGAGTGGGACGTTACTGTATATGCAAAAGAGCCAACGCTAGGGCAAAAGTCATCGTGGATGGCAAAGTCAAACGGCGATAATACGGACTTTATGCTAAATGCTATATGTGAAGGCGCTCTTGATAAGGACGGTCAGCCGTTATTTGATGTAGGTGATAAGCCGACTTTGCGACGAATCGGAAGCACGATTACGGAGCGGGTCGGTCTTTTTGTACTAAACGCTTCTGCTGAAACTGATGAGGAACGCGAAAAAAACTAATTGATGGTGAGGGTTCACCAACAGAGCTATATCATATGTATGAATTAGCCGATTACCTTCGCCAGCCAATTAGCACCATTCTCGCCATGACAGCAGACGAATATACGCACTGGTTTGCTTTTTTGCGGATCAGAGAGAAAAGGTCGAATCATGGCAGCAACACAACAAGCGGTCATAGCGCTTCAGCTACAAGGCGCAACACAGGTAAACGCCGGACTAAATAAGGTTACAGGTGGTTTAAACGGTGTTGAAAACGCTGGAAAAAGAGCTAATAAAATGTTTCGCGGTATGCGAGGCGGCGCTGCTCAACTAGGTTATCAAATCCAAGACGTTGCTGTTCAATTACAGGGCGGTCAAAACGCAATGCTAGTTATTGGGCAGCAGGGTTCTCAGCTTGCCTCAATTATGGGGCCAGGTGGCGCTTTGATTGGTGCATTTATTGCTGTTGCTGCTGCTATTGGTAGCACGTTTATAAAATCAATGGAGATTGGCAAAGTCTCTGTTGAAGAATTAGGTGCGGAAATTGAAAAGCAAGTTGATAAATTAGGCACTATCAATTCAGAGTTTGCCGAGTTTTACGCATTGCAAAGACAAAATTCTTTGGACGAAAGCGCTAAACGATTTAAGATTTTGTCAGATGAATATGAAGACGGGCAAGAAAAATTAGCAAGATTAAATCACTTATTAAACCAAAATATAGAAGCTGGCAAGCGGGCCGGTCAAACTGCTGAATTTACAACAAGAAACAACAGGTTTCTTACTGATGCAATAAAAGAGCAATCACAAGCGAATGTGGTTGCAAGAGCGGAGCTTGCATTACTGGAAGGTAAATTAAAAGGTGTAGTGAAGTTTGATAAAGCCGCAGCAGATCAAAGAGTTAAATCAGCAGGAAAGATTATAGAGGCTGCAAACGCAGAATTTAATCTTGTAATAAAGCAAAGTAAGGTTAGAGAAAAAAGAGAAAGGCTTGAGTTAAAGTTTCGTTTGGTAAAGTTAAAAAATCTGCAAAGTGCTAATGATCGTGAAATGGAAGCGTTAATAGACGCAGACAAAAAGAAAGAAGAACTTGCAGAGAAAGAAATGAAGCGTCTGAATGACGTGATGAAAGAAGAAGACAAAGTACAAGCCGAAAAAGACAGAGCGGCACAAGACTTAGCTGGTGTGCAATTCTTTTTGGGTACTACTGAAGAACAATTAGAAATGCAGGCAGCATCACGCCAAGCCATTATTGATGCCGCGTTAGAAAACGAGGTCATATCAAGAGAACAGCAGCAAGCTTTGCTTTTGCAAAACGAGGCAAATTTTCAGCAAGCCATTAAAGCTTCGCAATTGATGCAGCAGCAACAGCAATTATCTAGCCTTCAAAACACTGTCAACCAGATGGCTGCATTTGCTGATAAAGGTACTGCTATCGGCAAAGCTATGTTTGTTGCTCAAAAAGCATTAGCAATGGCTACAGCTTACATACAATACGAAGTTGCTATAGCTCAAGCCGTTGGTCAAATGGGTGTTTTTGGTATCCCATTGCAAGCAATTTTAAGAGCGCAGCAAGTCGCAGCTATTGCAATGATTGCGGGTCAAACTGTTGCCGGTTTTGAGGGTGGCGGTATTACGTTTAACGGCGTCCGGTCTGGTGGTATGGATGGCCGCGGTGGCCGTATGGCGGTTGTACACCCGAATGAAAAGATTACTGATATGGAAAAAGGTGGTGTTGGTGCTGCACCGGTCAACGTAACCATGAACATATCGGCTGTAGACGCAAAAGGCATTGATAAGCTGTTGACCGAACGGCGCGGTTTAATCGCTGGCATGGTCAACAAAGCGATTAACAATCAGGGAAGGTCTAGCATATGAGCAGCTTCCAAGGGGTAGGCTATGAGAGCGTTAGCTATGTCCTAAAAAACTATCAAGTTATGTCAGAAAGCATTAACGGCAAGGTTCAGGTGCGTAATATTGGCGCTTCACGGTATCAATGGACTGTTAGCTTTCCAATGATGACAAGAAACGAGTTTGACCCTTTATGGACGTTTATTCAAAACCAGCAGGGCATGAAGAAAGTCTTTTCAATGAGTCTGCCAAACCCAACAGTACCTACTCAATACAAGACGTATGAAGTGCGATTAGCTGAGTCGGAACAAGAGTTTGAAATTGGTGTAGACAGTTTAATATCGTTTTCTATGGACGTTATAGAGGTCTTATGAGCAGAGGCTTGCCCCAGTCTGTTGTAGATGCCTTTGGCTCTAACGGATTTAATTATGCGACATTAGTGCAGATAAACCGCAGAAATAGCGGTAGCTTCTTTATGACTGATTACGGCATAAACCTTACCTATCAAAATATAGAGTACCTTTCTTCTGAGCTTCTTTTAGAAGTTGCAAGCGTTACCGAAAGCCAAGCGCTGCAAGTAAACGATATGAGCCTTACTTTAAGTGGGGCTAATCAGACTTTTATATCATCATTCTTAAATGACCCAAACTTTATTGCAGATAGAGTGCTGATATACAAGGCTGTATTAAATGAGTCTAACAATATAAACGGCGCGTTTTTGCAATTTGATGGGCGAATTTCTGAATACGGGATAGAAGAAGACGAAGAATCAAGCACTGTTGAGCTTACCGTAGCTAGCCATTGGGCAGACTTTGAAAAGCTTAATGGGCGCAAAACAAATAATAATATTCAGAGGCTATATTACCCTGATGATGTTGGCTTTGAGTATGCAAGCGTAATTGTCAAAGATTTAAAGTGGGGTAGAGAATAATGCCTTTATTGGCTTTTATTGCAATTGCTATTGGTGCTTTTGCGCTTTCCTATGCCGCTGCTAAAAAGGCGCAGAAAGCCGCAAAAGAAGCAGCAGATTCGTTTCGGGGCGTACTGGTCAACAAAGAGTCTAACGTTGAACAGATACCCGTTATATACGGCACTCGCAGGGTTGGCGGCACCCGAGTTTTTGTTAGCGCTGAAGGCGGGGAAAAGAATAAGTTTTTATATATTTGTTTGGTGCTTGGCGAAGGTGAAGTAGAAGATATTTATGACATAAAAATAGATGACTTCAGTATCTTTGACTCTAAATATGGAAACGTTACTAGGTCTGTTGTAGACGCGCAAAGGATTATATACAGAGATACAAGTGATCCTGATGGTGCTCAAGCTGTATATATTGAGGCTTGGAAAGGTAGGCCATTTCAAGTTGCCTCACAAATTTTGCAAAACTCAACTAAATGGACTAGTAGGCATAGGCTTCAAGGTGTAGCTTATTTAGGTATTAGACTTAGATGGGATGAAGATGTATTTTCTGGGATGCCAGAAATTACTGCCGTTGTAAAAGGTAAAAAGGTTTATGACCCCCGCAATGGGCAAACACAATGGAGTGATAACCCTGCTTTGTGCTTGCTTGATTACATGAAAGACCCTGTTTATGGCAAAGGTCTGCCTAACTCTGTTCTCGATATGACTGCTTTTAGTAACGCTGCTACTTACTGCGAACAGACCGTGGTTGAAGCTGCTGTGGTTCCCGAGGTCAACAGCAACATATTCATTCAAAACTTTAATTTGTACGGTCAGCTTTGGCTTGATGAAGTGCAGCAGGCTCAAGGCCCAAGCACTACGCAAGAGCAATTATTTAGATGCAATATGGTGTTAAACACAAGTAAGAAGCTGTTTGAAAACGTAAACACAATGCTGCTTGGTATGCGCGGCTTTCTGCCTTACGTTAATGGCAAGTACACGCTTAGGATTGATCGCAGCGTAGAGTTTACTGACGATGACCTCACATTGACGCCAGATGACATTATCGGCGGCATATCTATTGCTGATGTGAGCAAGAATGAAAGATTTAACAGAGTCATTTGCAAGTTTCCAAACCCAAAAGCTGAATGGCAACCCGATGAGGCTATATGGCCTGAACCTGAAAGCACCGAGTCAAATCTATATTTGCAGCAAGACGGTGAGTTGCTTGTTGATGAAATAGACCTAGAAACGATTACGTCTTATTACGCAGCCAGAGACTTTGCTAGGATACTTACGTTGCGTAGCCGTAATGCTCTTAGGTGTAACATTAAGTCAAACAGTAGAGCTATTAATGCGGTTGCAGGCGATGTAATTAACGTAGTGCATCCAACACCAGGCTGGACTAACGGTAAGCTGTTTCAGATTGAGCAGATTGGTCTTAACTACGATGGTACTTGCGAACTGTCTTTGCTGGAGTATGACCCTAGCGTTTACTCTTATGAGCCTGACTTTTTGCAGCCGCCAATACCTGACACAGATTTACCCGACCCATTTGATATTGACGCGCCCGAGTCTTTGACTCTTACTCCAGAGCAATCTTATTTGCCGAGCGGTGAATTAGTTACTAACGTATTAGCTGATTGGCCTGATTCAAATTCGTCTTATGTGACTAGGTATGAGCTAGCTTGGCTTGCAACAGATGAATTGACAGAGTTTCGTTTAGATACGTCAACGACCAACGTTTTTACGTCAATTAGTCAGTACAATGTAGAAAACCTTATTACGCAATCGTCAACAGGAGAACTACAAGAGGCAAGAGGGGCAAGCCTAACGGCTAACCTGTTGCTCGGTCTTGTTCAATCTGTACGTGGACAAAAGCAAAACGCAACGGGCATAAAGACTGACTACATTGCACACTTATTTGGCGTTAGAGCTATAAGCGCAATAGGTGCTAAAAGTGACTGGACGTATGCAACTTTGGCGGGTAGCGCGGTTGAAAATAACTCGCCACCAGATAGACCATCTAATCCTAGCGTTGTTGGCGGTTATCAGTCTGTAAATGTAAGTTGGGTCAACCCTACTAATCCCGATTTGGCATATGTTGAGGTTTGGAGCGGTAAAAGTATCGCAGTTGGCAACGCTGGATTGATTGCCCAAATAGCAGCGCCTACTACTTATTTTTTGCATAGTAACTTGCCAAACGATGATACTTATTTCTATTGGCTTAAATCAGTAAATAAGGCAGGACTTAAATCTGCGTACCGATATTGTGGTAACTCAACAACACAAACAATTGATGTGCCTGACCTTAATACATCCGTTACGGACATATTTGACGAAGCAGGCTTGTACGCAGTGCCGCCTTATCCAACGCTTAATGATGCTGTAGCAGGAACAGAAATTGGTCAATTAGCGTTTATTAGAGAAGACGGCAAACTTTATGAATGGGATGGCGACTCTTGGGTTCAGTTAATACCAGATGTGCAAGATTTGATTGGCGAGTTGCCCGATACAGTAACAATAGCCGATGACTTTATTACCACACCAATGCTAGCCGCAGAAAGCATAACAGCGGCAGAAATATTGGGTGGCACCATAACAGGCGACAAGATTTTTGCTAATACTATTACGGGCGGTTTGCTAGCAACGTCTGGTATTATTACCAGTGCAGCGCAAATAAATGAAGCAGTAATTACTACAGCAGCTATAAAAGACTTAAATGTAACTGAGGGCAAAATACAAAACCTTGCTGTTGATACGCTAAAGATAAAAGACTTTGCGGTAACAGTGCCTACGGGCGCTTCAGGGGCAGTATCGAAAAACGCAGGCTCTAATTGGGTTAGTTTACAAACAGTACAAATAAGCTGGTCTGGTGGCTTTAATTTTCAGCCTAGAGGGTTAATACTTAGCGGTTACGTTGGCTTTTTGGGTACTAACTTGGCGGGTGTTTCTGCTACAGCAGATACAGTAGCTATAAGGTTTTTGGTGCAGTTTGGTGCTGGGGGTGCTGCTGCTGCTGGTCAAGTCGGCAATTCTTTTGCTTCCGGTTTTGGCGGGTCTGTAGCCACTACTGGGTTTGTTGATATGTCTACATCCCGAGCGTCACCGGCTACAGTTACCATACAGGCACGGAGTCAGAATTCAGTGAGGGGTGTTACTGTCGCCGGTGTGTCAGCATTTGGGGCGAAGAAATGATAATTGCATTTTACAATGATGATGGTGAAATCATTACGGTGAAGTCTGGGCCAAACAAAGATGATCTGTTGGCCGGTGCTGATACTGCTCTTAAATACATAGAAACTGACGTGCAGCCATGCCCATTTAGCAATTATGTGAATGATGAGGGTATTCAGACAATACCCGACCAGCCTTCGGAATCCCACGAATGGGATAAAAAGAAGAAAGAATGGCGGGCAGATAACGCTTCTTTGATGAAATACGTGAGAAAAATCAGGGATTCTAAGCTAAAAGAGACTGATTACACTCAAGTTTCAGATATACCATTTGGTCAGCAGAAGAAAAACAATTGGGTACAGTACAGGCAAAAGCTTAGAGATTTGCCTTCAGAATTTCCAGATGCTTATTTGCCGGAGCATATTACATGGCCTGACCCGCCACAAGATTAGTGTTAAACTATTGGTATGCCATAGAACTTTAATTAGAGGCCCACAATGGCGACTCAAGAACAATACTTTTTAGTACAGGGCGATACAGGCCCGCAGTTACGAATTTCTCTTGTTAGAGAAGATACGGGCTTGCCAGTGGATATTACCGATGCTACTACTAAGTTTAAGTTTCGCAGAGTAGGCACAAATACCGTGCTTACTACTTTAACGTCTGTTTCTAGTGCTGAAGACTCAGCTAATGGCATTGCTTTATTTGTTTGGGATCAAGGCGATTTAGACCAGCCACCTGGCAAATATGAGGCAGAGATAGAGATAAACTTTCCGCTAGGCGTTGGCGAAACGGAAACAGTTTATGAAACTTTGCAGTTTACTCTTAGAGAAGACTTTTAAATGGGTTACATAAGGGTCAAAGCGAAGCAAAGCCGTGTAATTATCTCTAGGGTAGAAAAGGGATTATTTGCGACACGGTTTGAGCCTGTTTTGGATGACCAAGGTTTTGCGTCAGACCAGCCATCGGTAGCGGTAGAAAGGCCGTTTTCGGACGATTCTTCTGTTTTTGAGTCATACTCCGGTAATTATCAGCCCGTTAAATCCGATGCTGCAAGCGCGGTAGAGCAGGCTACTCTGGAATTTTTAAGCAATTTATCTGATTCGCTAACGTTGACTGACGGTGAAGTTACTGCGGTAGAAAAGGCGCTGGCTGATAGCGGTGTTATTGATGAAGAAGAAGCTTTAGATGTAATAAAAAGCTTGTCAGAGCTTTTGTCTTTGGCAGATGACGATATTGCATTTAACCTAGTTAAAGGCTTGTCAGACTTGCCGCAAGTTGCAGACTCAGCGGTTACGGCTTACATAAAGAGTTTAGCAGATTCGCTTTCTGTAGATGATCCTTTGTCGCTGACAATTGATCGAGGGTTTTCTGAGATTACGCAGATAGCCGAGGCGTTTAGCCAGAATACCCAAAAGTCTTTAGTAAGCGCGTCAAGCGCGTCTGACGATGACACTGTAAGCTTTGCAAAGAACGTAAATGAACAATTACTGATAGCCGATGTTTTAGCAAAAGTCACAACGTTTATTCGCAGCTTATCAGATGGTTCTGTAGCGTCAGATCGACGCACAAAGTCGTTTAGTAAAGTCTTTACAAATAGTGTTGGCGTAAGCGAAGTTATCAACGTAGTACGTAAAATATTTGTAGTATTGGACAATGCTGCAAACATTGCAGACGTTGAAACGCTAATACTAAACAAGAACATTGCCGATGCACTTTCTTTGTCCGAAGATTTGAGTTTTACGCTTACAAATACAAGACAAGATTTATTGGCAATCAATGAGTTGGCCGCATTGTCGTTACAGACTTCTGCGGATGACTCTATAACGGTGTCTGATATAATCGACATACTCAGGGCTTTGGGTAGAGTTGAAAACATAGCAATAACTGATAGTGGATCGCTGCTTTCTCAAAGTTATGTAGATCGCACTTATTTTTTACAGGATTATGTGGGCCAAAGCGCCACATTTTAAGGAGTTACAAAATGGTAAACGAAAAATTAAGGATTGCTGGTGAGGTACATATGGTACTTCGCGGGCCTGACGGAGCTATTAAAGAAGACGTGACCCGAAAGAACCTAGTGGTCAATGCTGGTACGCAGTTTATTGCTTCTCGCTTAGAAGGCGTTAGTAGCGCTGTTATGAGCCATATGGCTGTTGGTTCTGGTACTACGGCAGCGCAAGGTGCTGATACGGACGTAGAATCTATTTTAGGTGTTAGAGAGGCTTTAGATACCACTACTGTTGTTTCTAACACCGTTCAATATGTTTGTGGTTTTGAGGCTGGCGAAGGCACTGGCGCTGTCACTGAGGCGGGATTGTTTAACGCTTCTTCTGGCGGGACTATGCTTTGCCGAACAACCTTCCCAGTGGTAAATAAGCAGGCAGATGACGTGCTTACTATCACTTGGACAATAACCATTTCAGCAGCTTAATTAGCAGGGGCGAGACAAATGGCCGACATTACAACAAGGGCGGGTAAAGGATCGCCCCTGACTAATGATGAGGTAGATGCAAATTTCACTAACCTCAACACAGACAAAGCTGAATCAGGTGATAACTCTGACATTACCAGCCTTGCCGGACTTTCCGGTGGGGTTGGTGATGCAGATTATGTAGATTTTGACCTAGCTGCAACGGTTGCTAGAGAAACAGGCCGTTTAACTTGGAATAATGTAGATGGCTGTTTAGAGGTTGGCGTTATAGGTAGTAACGTTACGCAGCAACTTGGGCAAGAATTGCTAACCCGAGTGTATAACGCTGAGTCAAATCCAATTAACAACGGCAACGTTGTTTACTTTCATAGTACGTCAGAGCAACTTGTAGCTGTAAAAGAGTTTATTGCAGATGGTACTTTTGATCCGAACTTAGTTATTGGTGTTGCCACAGAAAATATAGCTGCTGGCGGTTATGGTTATATTTGCGAATTTGGATTGGTTAGGGGTTTAAATACTGCTGCATTTAATCCTGGCGACATTCTTTATGCTTCACCAGATACTTTTGGCGAAATAATTAACATACAACCTTCGCCGCCAAACAACATTTTGCATCTTGGTATTTGTATCGAAAGTGATTCTACTGACGGTATTATCTGGGTCAACCAGCATGATGTACCGGCCTCTAATGAGGTTACGTATAACAATGCCGATTCTAATTTGTTGGCAACAAACGTAAAGTCTGCTCTTGATGAATTAGATTTAACAAAAGCTAATTTAGATTTACTTACTTCAAACGTTACTTTTTATAACACTAACGCAAATGATCCGGTTATTGCGGGATACAAGCAGGCGGTAACGTCTACTGTTGACCCAAGTTTTGATGAAACTGCTGTTGATTTTCTTGTCAGCGGAATTACAAACACTGCAACATTAGCCCAGACTTGGATTTCTGACCCCACTGTTTTATCTGGGGCGGTTGCCGGTATCGTTGTGCCTTTTGTTGGCAATTTCAGAAAAGATGGCGGTTCCGGTAACGCTAGGTTCTATTTTGAGATTTACATACGTGATGATTTAGGTACAGAGACTATATTAGCCACGTCTAATACTTCTGACTATATAACTACAACGCAATACACTCAAATTAGTTTGTCTGCAACGATTACCTTGCAGGAATTTGGTGAAACTGATCGTGTTGTTTTAAAGCTTTATGCTCAGACAGACTCAAGCACTGCATCTTATGAAGCACAATTAGGCGGAACTTCCCCATTAAGGGCGCTATTTCCAGTACCGGTTAGTGTTGTTCCTAGTGTGGCGCTGGCAAGCAATATTACGACTGACACGGCTGCGTTTAACAATATTTTAAGCAGTAGCGAAAGCAGTGTCCAAGCCGCGTTAGACGTATTAGACGATCATGGACACCAGCTTAGTGACATTACTGGAGTCAATGCGTCTAACATTAGCACCACTACAGCAAGCTTTAACGGAGCTTTAAGCGTTGCTGATGACGATGTGCAAAAGGCGCTAAATACTTTAGATGACATTACTTTACAAGACGTTGCTGATAATGGAAATACGGTTACAGGTAACATTACTGTAGGCTCTTTGTCGGCAGATAATTTAAGCCTAGACAGCAATACAATTTCTAGCACTGATGTTGATGGCAACATTTCTATTACGCCAAATGGCAACGGCTCTGTAATTATAGATGCTGCTGATATTGGCGGCGGCTTTGTAGATAACACTCCAGTCGGTTCTGCCGTTCCTGACACTGGCGACTTTACAACTTTGTCAGCTACGTCTGCTAGCTTTACTACCGTTACAGACTTAGGTTCGGTAACTACGGCAGATATTAACGGCGGCACAATAGATGGCGTTACGCTGTCTGCAACTATTGCAAATGTCGATAACATACAGATAGACAGTAACTCTATCACTTCTACAAATGGCAACGGCAACATTGCACTGACGCCTGACGGTACGGGATCAGTGGCTATAAGCAAGGTAGATATAGCTTCTGGTGAAATTGATGGTACAGCTATCGGAGCTAACGCGGCGTCTACCGGCGCATTTACCGATTTATCAGCTAGTGGCACGGTTAATCTTACAGGCGCTACGGTATCAAACCTTGGTAGCGTTACTACTGCCGACATTAACGGCGGTACTATCGACGGTACAGATATAACCGTAGGTGTTGGAAAGACTCTTGACGTAGTTAATGGCACTTTGTCTTTAGCAGACGATCAGATTTCTGGCGCTAAAATTGACGGTGGTGTTATATCTAACTTTGCCTCTACTGGTATAGACGATAACGCTGCTTCTACCACGGTTACAATTAACGCTAGTAACAATGTTGGCGTGGGTCTTACCGATCCAGACGAAAAGCTAGAAGTAAATGGTGATGCAAAAGTTGGTGCTGCTGGTGATGCTGGTAGATTACACCTTGGTTTAACTTCAGATGAAACAACTGTCGTTGGACGGGGCGCTGCTCATACTACGTTGCCTAGCACTTTAGACGTGCAATTTGGCGGCGCTGCGGCGGCAAGATTTAGTGCAACGGGCGTTAATGTAACCGGCAATATTTCTTTAAGCGGAACGGTAGATAGCCGTGATGTAAATGCAGATGGTACTAAGCTAGATACCATAGCTAACGGCGCACAAGTCAACGTAGGGACTAACCTCAGTGCTACGGCAGACGGTACGCAGTTACAAGTTAATTCTTCTACAGGTAACAATGTTGACCTTCCTGCTGCTACTACTTCAGCTTGGGGAGTAATGACCGACGAAGATAAAACTAAGCTTGATGGTATTGAGGCCGGTGCAACTGCAACGTCCGATGCTGCAATTACAAGCAACGGTAGCGTACCTTCATTGGCTGCGGGTATTACGGCGACAGAAGTTAGAACTCTTATTGGTGCTGGCACTTCTTCAACTACAGGGACAGTTACAAGCGTAGCGGGAGGCGCTGGTCTTACAGGGTCGGTTAGTACGTCTGGATCATTAGCGGTTGGCGCAGGTACAGGTATTGCAGTTAATGCTGATGACGTTGCCCTTGCTACTGCTGGGCCTGGTGCTGCTGTATATGGCTCTACGGCAGATAATACTAAGATCGACACCATTACCTTAGATGCCTATGGCCGCATATCAAGTATTACAACAGGGCCAACGGGAACTGCCTCTAACGACACCAACACCACGTACTCGCTAACAGCGGCACAAACTGGCGGGACTAACGCAAATCCTAGTCTGTTTTTAAATGCTTCTGAAGGTACTGATTACAACGTAAGCCTAAGTGGTGGCGTTGGTATAGACGTAGATAGAAGCGCAGATACTAATATTAACTTTACGATTGATCTGTCTGAACTGACTGATATGACTGCGGCAATGGTCGGCACTGATGAGTTTATCGTGTTAGATAACGGCGCAGATAGACGTAAGGCCGCTAATGAAATTGGCAATGGTATCTTTAGTAACACAGCGGGATACATTACCAACGCAAACTTAGGCGCAACGGCTACAGCGTCATCTTTAACAATTACGTCTAATCAAGGCACTAACGCTTCAATCCCAGCAGCTACAACAAGCGCGTGGGGAGCGATGACCGATGAAGATAAGTCTAAGCTAGACGGTATAGCGACTGGCGCGCAAGTAAACGTAGGCACTAACCTTAGTCAGACTAGAAGTGCGTCAGCGTTTACTGTTGTTTCTAGCACTGGTAGTAACGTATCTATGCCTGCTGCAACACCGTTGTTGTGGGGCATGATGACCGACAACGACAAAGCCAAGCTTGACGGTATAGCGACTGGCGCAGATGTAAACGTTGGCACAAACATTACGGTATCTGAAGGCGCAACTACGGTAGCGATCAATTCGTCTACTGGCTCAGACGATTCAATTGCTGCGGCAACTACTTCGCTTGCTGGTGTAATGACTGCTTCAGATAAAACCAAGCTTGACGGTATCGCAGCCGGTGCTGATGTAAATGTTGGCACGAACATTAGTGTATCTGAAGGCACAACTACGGTAGCAATTAACTCCTCTACTGGCTCAGATGATTCAATTGCAGCAGCAACTACATCACTTGCTGGCGTAATGACTGCTGCGGATAAAACCAAGCTGGACGGTATAGCGACTGGCGCTAACGCTTACGTACACCCTTCCGCTACTGGCGATGACATTAGTATAGATACAGGCGCATTAACCGGTGCAACAGTTATTAGTGATCTTGATTTTAATATTACTACTAATACTTTAGGTCACGTAACAGATGCTAACGGAACTGTTGCCACTAGAACGCTTACATTAGCTAATCTTGGTTATACGGGCGACACTAACGCAAATAACATTACTAACAACAACCAGCTAACAAATGGTGCAGGTTATGTAACAGCGAGTGATAACGTTGCTAGTGCTACGGAAGTTAGGGTAGTTGGAGATTCTTCTGGCAACAGGGCTTTGGTTCTTACAGTGGCAACCGGCACCACTGACAACACCGCTACTTTATACAAAGACGGTGGAAATTCTTTCTATTTCAACACTTCTAACAATACTTTAGTTGTACCCGCTGTTAGCTCAACAAATTTAGTTTCGTCTGGTAATGTTACAGCTTATTCGTCTGACTCAAGACTCAAACTTAATCAAATGCCAATAGATAGCGCATTGCATAAAGTTATGTCTATAGGTGGTTATACTTTTGACTGGGATATGGACAAGTGCGATAGCCTAGACTTTAAGCCAGCAAACGTACATGAACACGGTGTTATAGCTCAAGAAATCGAAACGGTAGTGCCTGACGCAGTATGTCCTGCTCCATTTGACAGAGATTTAGACGGTAATTCAATTTCTGGCGATGATTATAAAACGGTCAGATATGAAAGACTCGTGCCTTTGTTAATCGAAGCAATCAAAGAACTGAAGGATGAAATCGACGATCTAAAGGCCGCTAAGTAATGGTATTACCAACAAACGGAGCGTTGAGTCTTAATGACATTCACGTAGAGGCTGGCGGTGCTTCGCAAACCGCTTGTACCATTAATGACTCTGATATTCGCGGTCTTACCCCTGCTGATGGCAAAACTATTAATACCGGATCAGGAACGGCTATAAGCATTAATGACTTTTATGGTGCTAGTAATATTCCTGACCCTGTAGCTAGAGTTTTGTGGACAGGTAGTACAAGCACTAACCCATCACCTTTAGGTGTTGTGCCAACTTCCAGTGTAGTGGCTAACGCTGTAGTGCCTAGCGGAAGCCCAAATAATATTTCTAGCACAACCCATACTACGGAGGTTATTAACTTCTCTGGTTTATATCAAAGCATAATAATGCGATTAAGAGTTAATGCCATAAGTGAATCTGCAAATACGCGGTTTTATAACCCTAAAGGCAAGGCTTTGTTTGATATTAATAGCTTTTCTACAATTGGCACCGATTTGCTTTGTAAAATTAAGCTTACCCTTTCGGTATCTATGGGTTCACCGGACATTGTTACTGGCTCTATCACTCACGCTGCGTATTATAAGCCTTCCCCATCTTCAGGCTTAACTGCGTATTTAACGGGTAGCCAAGGCTCATTTAGCGGAAGCAATTTAACTGTTACAACTACTCAAACGGTTCAGGATTACCAAGACAATAATGAAGATTTAGAGTTGCAAGTGTATTGGTCAAACGGTAATAACTCTAATTATTATCGTAAAGTTGGCACGGCGTTTGTAAATGTGACATTGACTAAAGTTGAATATGTATTGTAGGTGCATAAATGAATTACACGTATGAATTTTTAAAAATAGAACCTAAGCAGCTATTTGTACAAGTAGAGTACAGTTCTGAAGGGCGAGAATCCCAATATAGAAATCTTAGGGCAACTGACTTTTCCATAGAAGGTCTTAATGAGTTAGTTGAACGCAATGCTGTAAGCGTAGTAGCTTATTGGCAAGCTGTTGACGCCGCGCCATTAAGTGTTGAATTGCCTCCGGCTGGTTCAGGCTCGTATGTAGCGCCTCTAACAAAAGAGTTGGTGCCTACCGATCAGCCTGGTTATGATGAATTTACTCAGCGTTTAGAAGAAACGGCAAGTGAGACTGATACGCAAATCATACAGGGCTGGGATATAGTCGCGCTTTCGGCGGCTGAACAGTCTGCGTTTTTAGCGCAGTGGCGCACTCAAGCCAATGTCACTATGCGGCAAGCCCGACTCGCTTTAAAAGAGCAAGGCTTATTAGCCACAGTGCAAACAAATATATCTGCAATGCCAGAAGATTCTCAAATTGAATGGGAGTATGCCGGTCAAGTTGAGCGTGCTTCTTCTTTGGTGTCAACGCTTGGCGCTGCACTTGCACTGAATGACGCAGACTTAGATAATTTGTTTAAATTGGCAGCAACAAAATAATGGCAGATTACAAGGGGCTTTACCCTTACTGCACCCCAAGACAATTAGAAGTTGTTAAGACTTCTGAAAAATGTGGGTCAATTGCTGGTGCTGCAAAATTACTAGGTATTGGTGAGCGTACAGCTAGAGAGCATTTTGCTGCGATACGTAAAAAGGCTGCGAAACAGGGCTATGCCCCTAGCAACGATATGACTAAGCCCGTCCCTGACGGGTTTGTAGTATCTGGGGTTTCTACCTATTACAACGAAGACGGTGTGCCTACCGGTCAATGGGTCAAGTCAAAGCTTGCTGAAGAAGAACGTTTGGTGGCAATCAAGAACGCCATTGACGAAATGATGATTGATTACAAAGGTTTGTGTAAGCCTAGCAAAGCGCCGAAACAAAAAACCGACGATGTGATTCTGACTATCCCAATGGGTGATCCCCATATTGGTATGTATGCTTGGGCAGAAGAATCAGGCGAAGACTTTGATATAAATATCGCTAGAAAAGATTTGCTGTCGGCAGCGGCGAAGCTGGTCAACATTGCACCGGTTGCCAGTAAGTGCGTCATTATAAATTTAGGTGATTTCTTTCACGCTGATAATATGTCTAACACAACTTCACGGAGCGGCCACGCGCTTGACGTTGATACCCGATGGGCCAAAGTCTTAAAGCTAGGCTGCATGTTAATGGTAGATATAGTAAAGCTGGCTTTGAAAAAGCACCCTTACGTTGAAGTCATTAACGCTATCGGCAATCACGACGATCATTCTAGTGTGATGTTAGCTGCGTTTATGGACGCTTATTTTAGCAATGAGCCTCGCGTTACTATCCAGCCAACAACTTCAAAATTTCATTACGTAGAGTTTGGCAAAAGCTTGATTGGTGTGACCCACGGCGACACTGTAAAGCACGCTGATCTAGGTTCTTTGATGGCTACTGATAAACCTACCGAGTGGGGAAATACCGAATACCGGTACTGGTACGTTGGTCATATCCACAATAGTCGTAAAACAGAGTTGCGAGGCTGTACTGTCGAAAGTTTCCGCACGCTTGCAGCTAAAGACGCTTGGCACGCTGGAAAGGGCTATAGGTCGGGGCGTGATATGAATGCAATAGTATTACACAAAGACTTTGGCGAAATCGCACGGTACAGATGCGACATAAGGATGGCACGGTATGGGTGATATAATCCAGTTTAAGCCAGGTGAAGAATCCTTTTTAGAGCGTAGCTGCGGGGAATGCGGCGGGCGTAGATTCTCTTGGTACACTTCAGATAGTGATGAGCAGCGCCAAGTGTTAGAATGTGAAGATTGCTGTGAAAGATACGCCATGTACGGCGACGAACTTTACGACGAATAGGACAAATAGGTTGCGGTATGAGTCACGATATTGTTTATTCAATTATTACTTTTGTGGGCGGCATCATAGGATGGTTGCTTAAATCTTTGTGGAATGCCGTTAAGGAACTGCAAGAAGCCGACGAAGAAATAATACAAAAAGTAAACGCTATCGAAGTTTTGGTTGCTGGCGAATATGTACGCCGCGATGAGCTTAGACACGAATTTGGCAAGCTGTTTAGCATGTTGGAGTCGATTGATAAAAAGCTGGATAAAAAGGCTGATAAATGACCCCGTGGACGCTTGCGATACCGCTAATTCAAACTATTGTTGAGCGCTTTATACCAGACAAAGATAAAGCCAATGAATTAGCACACGAAGTTGCGACTCTCGCAGAAAATCATGCCCACGAAATAGCAAAGCAGCAGATTGAAGTTAATCAGCAAGAGGCCGCGCACAAGTCGTTATTTGTAGCAGGATGGCGACCTTTTATTGGCTGGACGTGCGGAGTAGCTATGGCTAACAACTTCGTATTTATGCCCTATTTAGCCGCTTTTTTCAGCTTAGACGTGCCAATGCTAGATATGAGTGAGATGATGCCGGTTCTTATGGGAATGCTAGGCTTGGGCGCATACCGTAGCTATGAAAAGGTAAAAGGGGTTGCCCGCAACAAATGAATTACTTTAGCGAGGCTGAGTTAAAATGTCAGCATTGTGGCAAATATGAATTTAATGCGGAATTTTTGGGAGTCCTTAATCGTATTAGGGCTGATTGCGGTTTTCCTCTTGTTGTTACTAGTGGGTATCGCTGTCTGGATCATCCGATAGAGGCCGCAAAACCCGCAGCCGGTAGTCATACTACAGGTAAAGCTGTAGATATTGCTGTCAGTCGTAAGCAGGCTCATACACTGCTTAAAGTAGCTTTAATGTGCGGCATTACAGGCATAGGCGTGCAGCAGAAGGGCAACAAAAGATTTATTCACTTAGATATGTCTGACAAACACCCCCGCCCTACTGTCTGGTCTTACTGACCTGTAGCTTTTAACGACACCCCTCTAAAAAATATACAAAAGTGTATTGCATGGCTTTACACTTTGGTTTAGTGTGTCTGGGAGTTATTAATAAATAGAGAGTCAAGCAATGAACGTCTTGGATACCTTTGCTGGTATTGGTGGGTTTACGTTAGGTATGGAGGCAGTCGGCTGCAAGACCGTTGCCTTTTGCGAAATCGACCCTTACGCGATCAAGGTGCTCAATAAAAATTGGCCCGAGGTGCCGGTATATGAAGACATACAAACCCTTACAGCAGAGCGATTGGCTACAGACGGAGTTAGAGTCGATTGCATCACCGGAGGCTTCCCGTGCCAAGATGCCTCTGCGGTTGGATACGTCTGGGGAGAGCGACAGGGAACTGACGGAGCAAGAACAGGGCTTTGGAGAGAACTATCGCGTCTTATTGGCGAAGTTAGACCACGATACGCAATCTTGGAAAACGTGCCAAATCTCTTGGTTGGAGACTCAGGGCGCTGGTTCGGGCGAATACTCAATGACTTGGCCCAAATCGGGTACGATGCAGAATGGCATTGCATATCAGCTAGCACCGTTGGAGCGCCACACCGCAGGGAGCGGGTGTGGATTATTGCCTACCCCAGCCGCACGGGATTGGAAGGGGGCAGTAAGACCGGAAACGCTAGCAGCCAAAGGCCGCAACGCCGACACCAATTCATTACCCGATGCGATAGAGTATCGCGGGGAAGATGGCAGACTGAACCCGCAGTTTGTAGAGTGGTTAATGGGATTCCCAATAGATCACACCGAATTAGATGTTTAGGCAACGCTGTGGTGCCTGAAATTCCGCAGCTAATAGTAAGTCAATTAATAAAACTAGAGGGTGACGTATGAACAATCAATGCACTGCAATTCTGAAACACCTACACCGTAAGCCAATAACTGCATTGGAAGCACTTAATAAATACGGGTGTTTGCGCTTGGCTGCACGAATCCACGATCTTAGAAACATCGGGTATAAGATCAAAATGGTTACTGTCAAAACCAAAGATGGTAAACGCATTGCTAAGTATTTTTTAGGGAGTGAAAAATGAGCATTTATGCGAAGCTATACAGCGTGCAAGAAGAAATGGAAATCGTTGTAGCGAACAGAAGCGGCGGTCATGGCAAATATGCAGACCTAAAAACCTTGCTTGCTCGGTTAAAGCCGTTGCTTGAAAGCCAAAAGCTTTTGTTGATACAAGAATTAGCCGGTGAAGCCGGTACAATGACAGTCATCACAAAGGTTATTGACTCAGAAAAGCCTGAAGACCATATAACGCATTCTGTATCGTGGGATGTGCAAAAGATGACGTTGCAACAAGCTGGAAGCTGTAGAACTTACCTAGCTCGTTATGCGTTGTTGACGATGTTTGTTGTTCCGATTGCTGATGACGATGCAGCAGCCGCTAGCTTTGCTAATCAAATGCAAGCAACTACCGATAAGATTGGTAACTCCGAAACTTCTGGAAAGCTTGCAGAGCTAATGCTCAATGACCAGACAGAAGCCTACGCATTTTGGGCAAGCTTAGACAATGAGCAAAAGCGTCAAGCTTGGCCCAGCGTCAATGAGGCAACAAAAGCTTTTATGAAGTCAAAGGAATGGAAAGCATTGGGGGTGGAAAATGGAACAGCGTAGCAGTGAATGGTTTGCAGACCGTGCTGGTCGCTTTGGAGCGTCTGAGTTGGCTGCTGTCATGGCAAAGAAGGGAACGGCAACCAGAGACAACAAGATTGCTCAGAAGGTCGCAGAGCGTCTTACAGGTATGTCTGAGGCGGGCTTTACGTCAAGCGCTATGCAGTGGGGAATAGACCACGAAGATGACGCAAGGGATCAATATTTTCTGACAACTAACAACTACATTGAAGACGAAGGCTTTGTAAGACACCCTGAGCCTGGATTAAATGATTGGACTGGGGCATCACCGGATGGGCTGGTAGAGTCTGATGGTCTTGTTGAGATTAAATGTCCCAACACAGCTACGCACATTAGCTACCTTAGAAAGAAGAAAGTGCCAAATAATTATATGTATCAAATGCAGTGGCAAATGGTATGCACTGGTCGGCAATGGTGCGATTTCGTATCTTACGACCCACGTATGCCAGAGCGGTTGCAGTTGTTAATCATCCACGTAAAAAGGGATGAGGAAATGATTGCCAAGCTAGAGTTGGCAGTTAAGGAAGCAGTAGAAGAAGTGCAGCAAATCATAAATGAAATCGACGGAGGTAACACCAATGGCTGATCGACCGGTCAAAAAGCTTGTGACAACCACGGGCAAGTACATTAACAAACAAGGCGAAGAAAAGAACAGCTATCACACGGTAGGCAAAATGCTAAAGCGTGATGATGGTTCGTTTTATCTAAAGATTGATTCTTTGCCTATCAACTTTAGCGGCTGGGTTAATCTTTATGAGCTAGACGAACAGCGTCAGCAGGCTCCGGCACCAGCACCAGTGCCTCAACAACAAATGGCGGTAGCAGACGATGACATACCATTCTGATTTGGGGGCTAGGCTTCATGCCGTTCTTGCAAAGCAAAACGTCAGTAAAAAAGACTTTGCAGCAAAAATGGGTGTGGCACCGACTCAAGTTTCACGTTGGATTAACAGCAAGACGATGAAGTTAAGTCAAATTGTTGCTATCTGCGAGGCGCTTAAAATGCCTGTAATGGAGTTTATTACAGATGAAGCCTGAACCAGCGCCAAAGAAAGGTATGCGTTGGGCAATCAACGAAAAGTGCAAAGACTGTATCTATGACCCGCTAGATAAAGGTAATTGGCGGCAACAGGTTCAAGCTTGTACTTCAGTTGATTGTTCTTTGTATCCGTACAGGCCGGTATCAAGTGCAAAGAATGATCCCAATGAAGTATTTTGACGAACGTTACGCAGCGTTGGTGATTGTAATTTTAATGTCTGTTTGGGCATTGATGGTGGGATAAATTAAAAAAGCCCCCCGTAGGGGGCTTGACCTAGTTGGGCAGTCTAGGGTACATATAGGGAGGTGAACCAATGTACGGGATCAATTTTACCAAAAACGAGGTTCGCAATCTAGCAGTGGTCGGGTTCAATACGGCAGCGCTGTTAGGTGAAAGGGCGCTACTGTGGGGTGAGACTCAGCGCCAACGCACACCGAAAGTCTGAAGCGTAGTCTCTAGCGGGCAGTTACTCGCTATAAGTAGCAGACAACCGTACAAGCTTAACTGAGGCATTGTGCGGGCCGATATGCGAAGGTTGGCTCCGAAAAGCATTAAGGCTAGGTGACTACCTTGGAAAACTTTTGTTTTCTAGGGTTAGTCCACCTATGCCAATACACTCTGGTTTCACCAAAAAGCATTTAAAGGTCTAAACATTAAAAAAGGTGCTGCAAATGGAAGAAGAAAAAATAACAAGCTTGGCTTTAGATGAAATAACCCAATTGGCTATTGTTTACAGCGCAGCTATGGGCAAGCTAATCCTGATGAAAGAAATGAAAGCTTTTGATGACTTTTGGCGGGATGACATTCAAG